TGAACCTCACTACCCCCCCAATAGTAGTCATAGAGGGGGTTGGGGCATATCTGAACAAAGGGTAACTCCCCTTTTAGGAACAATTCTTCCCCTGCACGGTCATAAATGATGATGTCAGGGTCTGCTTTGGTGACCACTTGGTAGTCTTGAATGGCATCATTCCACACCCACAGCTCGGTCATCTCCACTGTATCCTCGGCTACTTGGGCTTTGTACCTGTTTTGCCCCGACAAATCGAGGTTCACATTGCCGTACAACTGGGGATTGGTCTGCGACATGAGGATACGCTCCATGCCGTTAGCCACTTCAGTCCTTTCGTGAACCATTGTGGATAACCTCTTAACAATCTCTTCCCGTTTAGGGTGGTCATAGAGGCGGTCATAGAGTTCAGACTTGGTGATGTAGTAGGTGTGTACTAGAGCTTCTTGTCTGTCAGTGTAGGTTGTATCTTCTCTCAAGACACCTACACACTGAGGCTCTACTACGTAGGGGTGAGGTTCCCCATTCCTCATAATCATTTTGACAAAAGCGGTGTTGTAGACCAGTGCCCAAGTACAGGCAGTAGAAAATACTTGGTCAGCGTTGCTATTTAACCACTCGTCATTAAGAGAACGAGTCAGGACTGGAACCTTGGATTGTTCGGAATCGGGGACGGCTGCCCCCGTGTTGATAGAAAATCTAGTAGTTTCAGCCGAGTAAAGAAAAGAAGTGAGTTGATCTAAGTGCGGAAAGATTTTGTTGTAGATGGCTGGGGGTTGACTAGGACTATTGCCAAACAAATACCAAGAACGTAGGTTCTGGTAGTCAGTCTTTCTCTCAGGAACTGAGACGAGGCACTTCTGGATTAAATCCAGATAAAAGAATTCTCTGTCTAGGTCATTACTCGGTATTCTCATTTACTCACCTGTAAATTTTGATGGTCTATCATAGAGCCGTTCCCTGCGATTGGACCATTAAGTTTACCAGTTGGCGAGGCTTGATTGGGCAAAATACTAACCGCCTCATCCTTGACTGGCTTGAACTGACCACCCATCACAGAGTTCATACTGATACCGCCTTGGCTTCCCCACATGGCTGCGTCCCCAGGCCGTGCCTCTCTAGGAGGTGCTGGCATCTTAGGACCTTTCTCTAGGATTTGACGCTCCTTCTCAGCCTCAGCCCCAGCGACAAAGTCCAACTCTTTCTGAGACAACTCATTGTTTCTAGTGAGATAGCCTGTCTGGTGCTCACCTGCACGGGTACTCTTAATATCCGTCATTTGGAAGTCTTGTGCAAGTCCTTTTAGACTTTCATCTGCTTTTTTGGTTCTAGCACTTCTTGTGCCAACAGGCTTGAGATGTACCACTGATATTNGTGACTTGCACATTTTCATAGGACATTCAGGCTCCCAAGCCTCAAATATACCGTGACTCTCGCAAAAGTAGTCTCTAAGAATTGCCATTTTTTCACCCTCTTTCATCTAAGTTTTTGTCACTGTAATCGTGACGATTTGCCATACCCACCTTCAATTTAATGCCCTCTCGGGTCATCACCAGTTTGTTACTAGGCATATAGGGGTTGTACGCCTCTTTTCTATAGTCCACGTACCTAGTGTTATCCCGTCTCTTCATCACCCGTACATTGCCCTGCTTTCCACTCTCTGTAGGCTTTGTTCACCCTCATCTGAACCATCTCTGTCAGGGGTTCACATTCCTCTAGGAAGACATCCCTGATGTGGGCGGTAGACAGGCCACAGAGGTCAGCAAAAAGAGGAATAGAGATGCCCCTATCCTTGTCTAGGAGGAACCTTTTAATCTGACGCTTGAGTTCAGTTTTGGGGAGTGGGGCGTTTCTCTGCTCCATAGATGCCTATGTGTTTAAGGTAATTAGAAACATTCTTGCCCACTGCAATCTCTTCTGGAGTCATTGACTGCTGTGAACGAGAAACCTCTCGGGTAATCTTCATCTGTAAAGTCTGGGTTGCAACTGCTCGGCATACGCTGCCACAGCCAGTGCACAGGCAATAACCCTGTCATCCTTGCCACGACCAGGTGCTCCTAAGAACCCTTGTTCTCTAACAATACACTTCATTTCGTCTAGCGTGTCCATACTGACAATGTTCATCATTCCACGCTCAAAGTAATCTTTCATGTAGTTGAGCATCCGCTCCTTGCTACTGGCAGTGGTTAACCAGTACATCGAGTTGCCTGGTCCACTCATAGAGTCATTTCTTCTCCAAATGTAGTTGGTCATGCTACCGAGCACATCTTCTAGTCCACGGCCTAATTCACCCATTGTGTTGGCTGCTTGTCTCTTCAGGTTCTTCATCTCATTGATGACCGCCTGACCTGGCCCGTTAATCTCAAGGTTTAAGGTAGAGTTCTTGTACGCACCCCCCAGATGAGCAATGACCCACGCAAACTGGTAGGTGTTCATCTCAGAGGTGGCAAACTCAGCTACTTGGTCCAGACCATCAGCATAGCATCGGAACACCTGTATGCAAAATCTGTCTGCCCAGTCGGAGCTTCCGTAAGCAGGGTCTGCTCCAATGACATAGTAAGCTGTGTCGACAGGTTCTTCCCAGATTTTAAGAGTGGACAGTCGTTCTGTGGATTTGAGCACCTCGGTGTCTTGGAACATTTGACCGAAAGCGTAACGGTAGCCGTCATACAAAACTTTCTTGCTTATCTTTGCTGCCTCTGTGCATCTGCTGTTAGAGAAGAAACTGGTTCCTGTCATCACAAACGCATAGTCCTCAGTGGGTGGAAACTCTTGATACATCAGACTCTCGTCCTTGATACCCTCAGCCAACTTCCATCTCCACCACGCCATCTGTCTAGAGTTAATCTCAAAGCCATACATCTTCTTGATGTCCTTGACCCACTCCTTCTCTTCACCCTTTAACTTGCCATCCCAGTACACCTTGTAGATGTTAGAGTCCGCTGGCACTGAATAGTACTCGTTTCTCCACCATCCACAAAATATTGCCCTTTGTGTCTTAGCCCTCTTAGCCGTCTTGTACATGTCGTGGAACATGTTAAAGCCCTGAGCTGTGCTCTCAAACATGTAGAGCCTCTCAGGGTTCTTCTCAGCAAGAGAGGCAATTAGTGAAGCCAATCCCTCCTCGTTGCCCCAAGACGCTGTCTCAGTACCGTGTAGGTAGGTTATGGCCTTGCCCTGACCCAATCTACTCTTGTTTCCAGCAATCTGATAGAAGATACGGCTTCTGTTCTTGAGAACCATCTGGTTACGGTTATGTGCCACCAAAGGAATCTTGTACTCTTTTGGTAAACCCTCGATGTACATTGCAAGGGTACTTCTGAACATGTCCCGATTCTCTTCCGTATCCGCAACAAGCGTGCCTTGCCACCCTGGGTGGGTGAACTGCCAATACAAATCAAGTGCCAGTGAAACAGTCGTAATACCCAGTTGACGGCCTTTAAGAATAACAAAGAAGTGAACATCATCCTCTAGTCCCTTTTGCATCTCCTCCATCACATACGTCTGAGTACCCAAGAGCGTACCCATCTTCTTCAGACCCTCTTCCTTAGTCTCAATCTTGAGTTCAGCACAGAACTTATAGAAGTTCTTTAAATTAAAGTTCATCTGGCTTACCCATTCTTTCATCTGTCCAGTTTGCTATCTCGTGCTTCACATCCTTGTTTCTAGCACAAGATATTAATTCTTTGTAAAAGATTTCAGAATAAATATCTTTCCACTCTTTAGCCAACTTCCTCTTACTACTGGGCTTAATGCACTGTATAGCACGTTGCATCTCCCTCTTGAGTTTCATACGAGAGTTGTATAACTGCTCTTGTGTATCCTTCTCTGTACCCATGCTCTAACGCCCTCGCAACCAATACATCTCTCTCTGCCTGTGTCACACAAAGCCTTACCCAGAGTGCCCTACAAAGCTCTCTCAGCTCATCTTCATCCTCCCACAAGAGATTACTCAATACATACCCCCAAGAACCTTAAAAGAACCCGACAAGCCTCAGACTCCTCTTGCAACTCAGGAACACCTTGTATGTCCGTTAAAAACTCTCTCAACGCCATAATCAATTCCTGACTCATGCCACCCTCCATACCCTTACCAACTCACCCTCAGTCCTACAAGTGTATTTACACCCCAGACGCTTACTCGCCCTGTAATTGGCATTCATCACCTTCTGCCTAGCTTCCACAGGCACAGTGAAACTATCCCCCACATCCATCTCCTCATAAGGATAAGCGTACACTACCCTCGCTAATGGAATATCCCTCTTACTCTTGTCTATCTCTAGTTCTGTAACCATATCTATCCCTCTACTAATAACGCTACTATACACGTAAAAAAAGAGGTATGCAAGCATATGCCTACATACCTCAAGCCCACAATCAATGGCAACTGCGGGGAAACATAAATTTATTTGGGGGGGGCGAGATGTGGAGTGCACGCCTACACAGCCCTCTAGTCCCATGACTTGGTCAACAGAGCATGGTGAGAATGCGCTTTACATGCGCTTAGTCCCTTTCCCCTTTCCATGTTCAGACATGCTCTCAGGACACGCTCAGACATGTCTAGACGGGCGTGGCATGGTGTCCCTTATATGTTTTATAGGGGGCGAGGAGATGAAGCCTTACAGACTTTCCAAGCGCTTGGACATGCTCTTGCTTAATATATAAAAACATGACCACACAAATAGCATCTCTCTTTTATATAAGTATACTGTATTTATGCTCAATATTCACTTATCAAATAAATAAGATAAACTAATACTAACGA